ACCCAGCAAATAAAACACCTGGATCTAAAGGACTTCCTGTAATACCAGCAATCTCAGCAGAAGAAAACAGAGCATCTGTTTGGGCTTCTTGTGTAGCAAGCTTGTACATGGAGTTTTTCCTCACCTGTGTGAAGTGAGCCTTACCTCCACCAAACATTACATTCTCTAGCTTAAGAACATCTCCAAGGAAGGGTTGTCCAAAGGATGTCTCAGGGGAGTTGAATATCTGTCTGTATTTCAGATTGTTATCCCAAAAACCACTAAGGTTTCTAGGAGGACAGATATTAAATCCTACAGCATCAATTTCTTCAATTGTGTAGTCTTTGTTTAGACCACTAATAAATCTAGGCTTAGTGAGAGATGGTACATCATAGCTATTTCCTTGACTGATAGTAATTGCAACATCATTGAGTGCACGAGGATTATCACCATACTCATTCTTACAGTCTGAGTCTGAGGGATTGTAATGGCAATATTCACACCACGAAGTGTATCCTACAGGAGGTGCGTATAATCCACCATCTGTTGGAGGGACATACAAGAATTTTTTATTATTACCTAAGAACCCAGCATTATTAGAGATTCTCCAAATCTTATATGTATTACCTGTTATACAAGCTTCACCAGCGGTAACTTGAGGAGCACCAATTGCACAAACATCAGCTGTTTCTCCAATATTAAATGGACCTATGTCAACTGTTTCATTTGTGTAACAGTCTACATATCTGATGGTTGTGTTGTTCTGGTAGATGATATAATTGTAGCTTCTGCAAATGCCACCTAAACTATTAGAGATTTCAGCATTTGCTGTAAATGCATTATTCTTCTCAAGAAGGAATGGGTCTTCTCTCAGATCATTGTAAGGATAGTTAGCAAAATAGTACTCAGTTTCATCCTTTTCATACTTACCAACGTTTCTAAGAATACCCTTGGCTACAACAGACTTATTAGGTCCTCTGTCACCACGAACAATCTTAAACCCAGCAACATTATCTTTCTGCTCTTGTGTAAGGCTAGAATTAGCTATCAGTGTAGCAATATAACTAACATCAAGTCTAACACCCATTGGGAATACAGCCTCATCCTGCATAGTTAGAGGACTGGTTGTGTTAAATGGTGCAGACTCAAATATAGGACTCACCTTTACATCAGGAAACTTGTGGTGTCTAATTGGTTGATCAGCAAGATCGCCCCACACCTCCTTATTACAAGGATAACGCTCTGTAGATTCCCAATAGGCAAACTCACCATACTGATAAGGTCCTTTGTAATCTGAAGCAGGAGAATAGCTTGGAGAAAATCCTGTAAGCGTAGCTGTATTATAAATCTTCCACCAAGGGCTATATCCAACAGTTCCAATTGTATAATCAGGACTACCAATAAAGTCAAAGTTGGTATCTGGTACAGCTGTCAAATCGCTAATATCTGCTGTTCTTCCAGGAATGTGGAAACCATCTGTTTGTTTACCATTCTTGAGAAGGAACACAATCTCAAACGCATACACCTCATCGCGCAGGTACCCGCGTAGGTTTGTGGCATTTATTTCATCAGCATAGTTTTCACCAGCTGGGAGTCTCCAGGTTTCCCACTGAAGCTGAATTTGATTAGCTATTTGCTGGAAGTTAATCCTATCTATAGAAGACAGATTGTCCCAAATCAGAACATCACGAGCAACTGTAATATCCTGGGCAACCTCGTAATAAGGATACTTGATGAAGATATCATCTGTTGTAAGACGAATGTCACTCTTGTTCTGACCAGTGTAAGTGATTGTGTCTTGACTATCGTTAATGAAATATGTGCCAACTAGCTCTACAGAAGTGATTGCATTCACTGTCTTGATTACAGCTAAGTTGTAATATCTGTATAACCCAGTGATATCCAGATTACTAACACTAACCTTGATAGACTTACCCACCTGATAGTTGAAATTAGGTGTGGTGATACTTATGTCAGCAATAGGTGTTGGGTTAGTAACAGAGTAGTAGGATGTGTACCCCTGACTTAAGGAGTCACAATACTGAATAGCAAATTGATATGTTCCAGCCAGAAGATCCCCACCGTTCACAACATCAACTATTTCAAGTTGAGGGATATTAAATTCTGGCTGCACATTCATTTTGTTGCAGTCAATCTCGTCTGTAAAAATGGGATCACAGAGATTAGCTCCAGATTGGAGCTTATAAGGGATCTTCTCAAGATCTAAGAAACGTCTTGGGTTATATCCATCTGTCCAGTATATCTCTGTAGTGCAATTAGTAAGTTTGTGGACAGCCTTGTGTATCGGATATTTAACATTGAAATTCAAGCACTTAGCATTGATGTAAGTGCGATAGACACAATCATTATTGTCCATATATCCAATCTCGCTATCTCCTGTTTCAGGATTAACAAGAAAGAATACATGTTTATTCTTCTCATTGATGAAATGTTCACCAATCAGTTGGTAGCCTTCAGGAAATTGAAAGCAGAACTCGTTCCCTGGCTCATTCTGATAGTTAACAGAATTCGAGTCAAAGTTCTCTACAGAAGCATTCAATGCATACGTGAGCTGACCCTTAGTGATCTGATTAACAGATCTGTCTAGGTTCAACCCCGTAGTGGCATTATTATACTCTGCCCTAATATTACCCTGATCAGTTGTTTCTTCTCCAGCCATATCTGCTTACTCTGTTTGGAAGTTCGTACATGTTGAATCTATTCAGATCCTGTACAATTCTTCTTTGTTTAGCGTATACATCTTGCTTCTTAATCTCGATATCAGCCATGATGAATGCCTCTTCAGAAAGCTGCTTGTAGTAAGCAAGCTTGGATTGAAGCTGATTAAATGTCTCATCATTAGTCTGATTGGTGAGGGTCTCAAATACCTTGTATTTGATGAAAGCCTCAATGTACTCTCTGATACGGTAGTTATCAGGGATCATTTGGTTTCCTCCACCATCATATTCTGTGGCATAGAAAACCAGATGCACAACTCCATTTCTGAAGTTGGTTACAAACTTATTATCTCTAATATCAAAACTGTCAGCAGCAGAACTGTTGAAATTAGCACAGTCAAGTGCGCAGTCTGCTCTAACAGAAATATTTCCAGGTTTCAGTAAATACTTCTTTTCGTAAGCAATATTCAGCTGATTATTAGTTTTATATACAGCCTGAGTCACCTCAAGAGGGCAGCTACAATCACAAGCTGCTTGATTACATGTACCACACACCTCACCACCAACTGTAACAGGACTCACCTGAACAGTGGTTTGACCAACAGCTTGGGAGTAGAAAGAGTTAGCTGACTGATAGGGATATCCACTTACATAGGTGCACATCCAAGCTTCTCTAACAGCAAAGAAGTTATCAGGAAGTCTAGCTTCAAAGTCCTCGATATATAGAGTTTCCTCAGTGATAACATAAGTAGCCCTACCCAACTTTCTAAGACATTTGTCCAGATAGGTGGGAAACATCAGATCATCCACAGCCCCTGTATCAAAATAGCTTTTCAGTTCCTCCTTCACGGTGGAATAAACTATCTCAGGAGATGTGAAATTATATTTGTAATAGTAGGACATTTAGCTTATTTTTTCCATTCGTAATATAGATGCTGATATTTTTCGTTGGTTTTTAAATAGTGGGACAGTAGTCTAGATGTCACTCTGGAAGGTTTGAAATACCAAAGCTCCAGATGCTTTAATCTAGCTGTTTCTTTAAACCACATCCACCCAAAGAAATAACCCTCTGTGTGGTAGTTAAAGTTGTAAATTACCTTACCCTTCTCTTTAGTTTTTTTCCAGTCTATTGGGAGGTTTATGAACTCTTTCCCATCAACACCCTTGATCTTCCTTCTCTTTTTCTTGTTTATGGCAAACTCTCCAAATCCAAAAGGAAGCTTTGCTCTTTCTCCTGTTTCTAGGATGTACTCTTTATAAGCATCTGTGAAAGAGTATATGATGTTTCTCCACTCATCAAAGGTTAGCTTTATTGAGGGGTGTTTCTTGCAGAACTGATTGTAGTTTTCTTTACTTGCACTTCTCCAGTCAATCTTTACTCTCATTATCTATTTTTTGGGGAGTTGGGTGCTTGACCATCTATACCATCATCGGTCAAGTCTGTATCCACCTCAAAGTAGGTTTCTAGGAGTTTTTTAGATGTAAGTTCAAGCACTTGTTTTTCTAGATATCCAGGGAGAGCGAACTCTTTGTCAAGAGGGTTTTTGCACCACTCTTCATCTGTAGGTTGACAATCTCCACATCCGTTATCTGGATACATCACCTCGTTATCAACATCCTCTTCAAACAGAGCTGCAATTCTGATAGCCTTAAGAAGAGGGTCACTTACATACAGATATCCATTGACTATCCAATAATAAGACTCCTTCTTGATAATAGGAAGCTTGAGCAGATTGATGTAACGGTTGATGGTGATTTCCTTCAACTTCTTACCCATCCCACCCATAGCGTTGATAGACCAAACGCCCTGAATCAAATACTGGTAGTTGCCCTCAGAAATACGAGGGAGCTTAAATTTACTTCTTGCTACAGAGCAAGGATCTACATATCCACAGCATTCAGAGATGGGCACCTCTATCATCTCTAAACAAGGGATAGTGGTGAATAGAGTTGATGTAGCCCACAGCTTTCTCAGGTTGGTTTCCTGCTTAATCAACAACAAGCTATTGTTCCTAATTTCAGACGCAATAGCCCTATCCGTGATCAAACTGTCCGTAGACAGGATCTTGTGCATAGAGCGTACATCAGAAACCAACTTGCGTAGTGTAGCCATTATAAATACTGTTTGAATATATTAGTCATACCATCCTCATAATCAATCAGGAACACTGTCAACTCAGCCTTGGTCACTGTATACCCATTCTTATCATCCCAAGAGCTCTTTGCTTTAGAAAGAGCAGGGAGTTGATAGAACTTAATACCATTGAAATCCAAGCTCATCTCGTGATGCTTGTCTCCTGTGAAGATGTAGAAATGTTCATATTCTGACCAACTGTGCTTGTATTCCATTGGGAATAAGTGAGCCAGTTTTGCAGGCTTCAGAGCATCACCATGATTGAACATCATCAACGTTCCACCAAATTCTGCATACTTTCTATACCTTGGAGATATCTCAAAGAGCACTCTAAAATTGTTTCTGAAATAAGTTTGCAACCAGCTAGCCAAGTGCCAACCCACAAACTCATCATGATTACCAGAAACAAATATTACCTCTAATGCTGTAACCTTCTCCAAGAGAAGATTGATTGCTTTCACCTCATGTTCACATATTTTGCGAAAGCTTTCGTGGTAGGAGAGAATGTTCTGTTGAGGTGTTCCTCTTGTAGTTGTTCCAGTGAACTCACTGTTAAATTCGTCCGATCCTATAACATACGTTGCATAAGTGATGTTATTAGACAAAGTTGCTTGGTTAAGTATTATCTCCAACTTCTGCAAGAATGTCTCAAATCTCTTTTCTATATCATTGTCTCCATAGATGTCAAGCTTGTTGAAATGAGCATCTTGTTTATTGATCACAAGACATCCTTCTCTTTTAAGCTCATCGTATGCAGGTTCTTTAACTCTTGGAGCACTTGGTTCATAGCTCTCTAGAAAGGAGATAAAACTATCTTGGAAAACCTGCTCATTCTTTTTTCTTCCCAACCAAGCCTTCACTTGGTAGTGAGGAGCCTCAGCATTTCCCCAGTAGTTCTGGACGTATTTAGTTATTTCCCATTTGGTTGTGTCAATCTTACATTTCTCAACCAACTCATCTAAACTCTTGATTTCTTCTTTAGAGTTGAAGACCACTTCACCAGTTCCTTTAGATACATCCTCGACAAATCTTACCAATGTATCTTCTAAGTCACTTATATAATTCCCTGTTTCAGCTTCTGATGTCTTCCCCTCACCACTTCTCAATTCTTCTAGCAAATTTGCTACCTCCATTTCTGTAATTCCAAGTCTTTCAGCGTAGAACTTCCTACTTCTTTTCATTCGCAGGAGCTGTTCTAACTGCTGCAAAAGGTGTTGATTTCCAGACATGCAAAGTGGATTTTAGTTAAAATTAGAGTAAAGGTACGAAATAAATTTTATATTTTCCAAATTATTTTAACCAAGCCCGTTACTGGTTATAACCAACTTAGTTAAAAATAAAAACTCCCAGGGGTAGAAACCCCCAGGAGATACCCTGTAAAACCAACAAAACAGGGTTTTTAATATTATTAACAAGCAATTTCTACAGATGCAGAGACGTTTGACAGGCTAAGAGTTGACATGATGATACACCCAGAATTTACAACAACACCCTCATCAATATCTCCTCCAACAGGTTCTAGCGTAATACAATCAGTTGCTGACCAGCTACCTCCACCAATTCCTCCAGTCAAATCAACCGCACCACATTCTCCAGCAATTGTAGTGGTGGTTGTGGTGGTACATATAGTCAGTGTAAGATCTATATAGTTTGTGCAAGCTCCGCTAGACATCACCCTGACAATAGTTGTACCGTTAGGTGCTATGTAGGAAGTGTACCCAGCCAAGAGAGCTGCTTTAGACACCCCCACCTCAAAAGCTGATGTATACCCATCAACATCTGAATAAAGGTTGAAGGGTCCTGTGTCAGCCCCAGCAGTGGTAAGAGTTATTGTAACAACCATAACTTATTGATTCTTAAGCAATTGTGGTGGTAGTAGTGGTTGTAAGTTGACAAATAGCCAGTTCTAGTTTTTGGATGATGGTCGTAAGATCATCACAAGTGTCAATGCCTGTACAAGGAAGATTGGGACCTACATACTTGATTAAGTTGGAAATCTTCAGCTTGGTGTCACAAGGATCTGCTCCACAGTTAGTTCCTGAGGGTACAATACTACCTCCTGTAAAACAAGGACTGGTTGGTAAACAAGACATTTATGTTAGTTTTATGGGATGTACATAATGTAATAGCAAGCAATAACTGGAGGAATATTTGTGTGTGACAAGCCTCCACCAAAAGAAGAGTTGGTCACAGACACAGTGATTCCAGTAGTTGCTGAATCTGTAACAGGATTTGCTCCTTCTGGAACATTTCCACCAACTGCTACTTTTCCACTACCAGCATCATTATCAGATTGATTAGATATTGTGTGGAAGTGACCAGGATCAGTTACAACAACAGTTGCTGCGTGCGTGTGTGCAGGAATTTGATTTTGGGAAAGAACCACATCATTTACACCCTGCATCATACTTAATGTATAGTTGGGATTGCCAAAAGCTGGGTCCACCTCAATAGTGTAAGCACCTCCACCAGGAACAAATGTTACACCAACAGGGAGTCTTCCACGCTTATCAGGAGTGCCATTTGCACCATTGCACAAATAAACCTTGTCCCAACCAAGACCAGCAATACCTACACCACCAGCATCAAAGTTGGTGAGAGGACCGTAATATTCAATAGCTGTATAAGGAACCATCTTTTGGTACTGCTGTGTTACAGGAGCTAGACTAGAAAGATATGCAGCAATGAGGCTATTCAGGTCAGCAAGCTTTACGTAGTTTGTGCTTACGTCAAGAGCAAGTGCTGTCAGGTCAATTTCAAGTGCACAAACCTTATCAATTGTAGCTTGGAGAACATCATGTGTATCATCAGAATCTACAACACCACTCAGACAACTAACATCATAGTTAGCGTTCAGTGTAGCAAGCTCAGCAACAATATCATCAACTTGTTCTTGAAGATCACAAGCAGCCTTGATGAGGGCTGTGACAACATCCAGTACTGATATAGTTGTACAAGGTGCACATACAGGGAGATACTGGTTTACTAGATTACAAATGATGAGAGGATCAATAGTGAGATTGATTCCTGTACCATCAAGAACATTAACAAGATAAGTGGTGATTTGTTGTTCTACATGTGCAAGTGTATCACCGTTCTCAATACCAAGCTCAGGAATATTAACTCCTGTATATTTAACGCACTGATCTGAAACAATCTCAGCACATCCGTTATAACAATTATTGCAGTTGCTCATTATTTGTATTTTAAAATTTTTACTCTGCTAGCGATTTGCTCAACGGTGTAAC